GTATTTTCAACTTCTATAACTTGTGTATGATCTCTTAAATCATCAATAGTTTTAAGCTCTAAATTGTCATATTCTTTTAAACATTCTTGAAGGTTGTCATATTCATTATATTCACAACATAAAGCAATCGGGTCAAATTCTATTTTTTCCCCGATACCATCCTCTAAATCTTCAAGATAATCAAATAAAGCCTTAGTTCCTTCATAGCTGTAATTATCTGGTCTATGTTTCATAAACCAATCAGTAAATTGATATTCTGTTATTGTATCGATCATTTTATATTCTCCTATTTAGTTAATTGATACTAATCTGTATCTAATACCTATTAATTTAATAATAGGTATAAGTTAAAGACTAAAGATAAAAAAACTGACTTCTTTTAAACTTTTTGACCATTTCATCTGTAACAGGTCTGTCACAGGCTCCACTTTCTATGTATTCATCACATAAAGCTGAAAACTTTTTAAACTCCTCAGATGTTCCATTAAATTTTATAGTTAAACCATCTCTTAATGCTTTTTGATCTTGTTCTGTAAGTTTCATTTTTATTCTCCTATTGTTTAGTTAATAACTAGAATAAATACTATTCACATATATATGTAAAGTAATTTATTACTTATGTAATAATAATTATTACTTATGCAGCTTTGTTCTTGTTATGTTCCAGTTCCAGGAAATTTCCGCAGGAAATCAAGAATTAATCATATTGCAAACCCTTTTGTGTCTTATTCATCACTATACAAATACAATAGTAATTTAATAGATAAGGTAATAGAAGGGCTTCACTTTAATATTATTTGATCTCATTGGATAACTGCAAGTTTACGTCAACATTATGCAGATCATAAAATCATATAACATAATTACCACATAATCTTAAATCATGTGACATAATTGCAACAGTATTAGATAATGGTCATGCTATATGACATAAGATTATATAACCCTTGTCATAATGTATAATATACGAATAACATTATACGAATAATGGCGGGTTTGTAGAAAGGGCATACCATCAAATTATTACTGGGGGGTCGTTACAGCGTCATGACTAATACAACCAGACACCAATAATCATTAAGGGGGGGTTTATAGATTAAAAGCTCATAGAGGCTTAAATATAGACATATTGGAAACCCAAATAAACTGGGGTACTAAAATAGGTTAATCAAGCTGTATGGTACCTTAAAACGCATTTAACAGTGCATTGACATTTAATTAATTATAGCTTAGGCATAGTAATGGAACTCACACTTAAATTCTCTGCGGCACCTGCGGTGCTATTCTTAGAGACACAAATACCCATCAGGGCGGTTAAAGACCTTAATCAGTACCTGGATGCACGACACAATAAGGGTGCAGAATCATTTGCTAATAAGCTCGTAGGTCAGATCAGTCATGGTGAGCAGCTCAAGATAGACCATAAAGATCCCCTCATTGACCCCTTTACAAAGATTGTGGCAAATATGTCACAGCAGTATTTAAGTCAATTCTGTAATACCATTGGTGTAGAGACCTTAAAAAGACTACCACATATGCACAGCTTATGGTCAGTTCACTCATATGAACGTGATTATAACCCTGTTCACGATCATGGTACTGACACGATTATGGGCTTATCATTTACCACATGGACAAAGATACCCAAACAGATAGCTGACAAAGACGATTACAATAGCAGTAAACTAGTCGAATCGAGTGGTATAGCCGATGGGTTTTTACAATTTCATTTTGGTCAAACAAGCTCACGTGGATTAGAGGAGCTAAGACCACCATTCTCAAGGATGATAAAGCCTGAGGTGGGTAAGCTAATTATGTTTCCTTCATGGTGTCAACACTGTGTATACCCCTTTGAGGGTAAAGGTGAACGTAGAACAGTCGCTGGAAACCTAAATATGTTTCCTGAAAATTCAATTTAACAAAGGAGTTACTATGTACGGTAAAGGAACTTATGGTTCTGCTAAAGGTAGACCAAAGAAAAAGACTAAGAAAAAAGGTAAAAAGAAGTAATGGATAAGAACGTCAAAGCTCCTAGTGGTTTCCATTGGATGAAATCTGGTAAGGGTTTTAAACTAATGAAGCATACTGGTAAGTTTCAAAAACATAAGGGTGCTAGTTTAACAGCTAAGTTCCCAGTACAAATGAGGCATAAATAATGAAAAAAGGATTTCACAAAACCAAAGACGGTAGAGTTGTAAAAAAAGGTTTATATTACAACATGAACCAAGCTAAGAAAAAAGGCACAAGTAAACCTGGTAAGGGTTCTGTATCTGACAAGGCTTTGAAAGCATCTGCTAAGACTGCTAAGAAACGCAAAAAGAAAAACACATAATGCCATTTAGTAAATACAGTAAGAAACAAAAAGCACTAGCACGTGTTGCAAAACCTCGTACTAAAATAACTGGTGCTGATTTTAAAAAACTTAAAAAGAAAAAGAAAAAAGGATTACTAGCATGACAAAATTTAGTAGTGGTAAATCATCAAGACCTGAATCTCCAACAAGAACTGCTGAAAGAAGGCGTGTTATGGATAATTTTATTAAATATGATGGCATGAGTTTTGAAGAATTTCAAAAATTAATGAAAAGAATTAATGACGCTGAAAAAAACAACAGTAAATTTTTTAATTAATGGCTATTACGTACAGAGGAGAACGCTTCAGTGGGTACAATAAGCCAAAACGTACACCAGGTAAGTCAAAAAAGTCTGCTGTATTAGCTAAAGAAGGGTCAAAGATACGTCTAGTACGCTTTGGAGACCCTAAGATGTCAATAAAAAAGAACATACCAGCTAGACGGAAGTCATTTCGTGCTAGACATGGGTGTGATAAAGGTAACATTAGCAAATTAACTGCTAAATATTGGAGCTGTAAGGCTTGGTAAGGATAATTTTATGAAAAAAATAATTGATTGGGTAAAAAACTACCCATTTTGGACTAAAAAAGATTTTATGATAGCTGGTTTTACCGCTATTGCTTTGATTGCGATTGTAGGATCAATATTCTAATGGCACACGGAGGCAAAAGAACAGGAGCAGGTAGACCAAGAGGCGTTACTGCAGGAACAAAGCATGAGCGTCTGGAAAAGATGTTAGGTAAAGGCACAAAAACGCCTTTAGAGTATATGTTAAATATACTTAACAACAAAGCTACGTCACCAGAAAAGAAAATGTGGGCTGCTGAGAAAGCTGCACCATTTGTTCACCCTCGTCTTGCATCTGTAGACCAAAAGATCAAAGGTGATGGCGATGAGCCTGTTGAAATAGAAGTTAAATGGAAAGAATAGTTTGAAGATTGAAATACCTTACAAACCACGAACACTACAGAAAGAATTACACAATCAATTAAAACGATTTAATGTAATTTGCTGTCATCGTAGGTTTGGAAAGACTGTATTTGCAATTAATCATTTGATTAAGACTGCAATTAGTAAACCAAACAGTAGATTGGCTTACATAGCACCTACTTATCGTCAAGGTAAGAACGTAGCGTTTGATTATCTAAAAGAATACACACAACCACTTATGAAACTAGGTGGTAGTAGACATGAAACAGAACTTAAAGTTGATCTGTGGAATGGTTCAAGAATACAAATATTTGGCTCAGACAATCCAGATGCACTGCGTGGATTAGGATTTGATGGAGTAGTTATGGATGAGTTTGCTTTGATGTCTCCTCGTACATGGACTGAAGTAGTTAGACCTGCTGTATCTGATAAGTTAGGGTACGTTATATTTATTGGTACACCTATGGGCCACAATCAGTTCTGGGATGTTTACGATCTTGCAAAACGCAGAGGTGGTGATTGGAAAGCTGTATTATACAGAGCCTCTGAAACAGATATTATTGGCAAAGAAGAATTAGAAGAAGCTCGTCTGACTATGCCAGAAGATCAGTACGAGCAAGAGTTTGTATGTAGTTTCCAAGCTGCTGTATCAGGTGCTTATTACGGTAAGCAAATACAGAAAGCTGAGAAAGAAAACCGTATTGTCGATATTGATTACGATAAAAACATAGATGTAGAAACATGGTGGGATTTAGGTATCGGTGATTCAACTTCAATATGGTTTGCACAAAGAGTAGGAACAGAAGTTCGTTTGATAGATTACTATGAAACATCTGGTGAAGCTCTTGCACATTACGCTGATGTGTTAAAAGACAAGGCTTACAATTATGGAAGGCACGTAGCACCCCATGATATTGTAGCTAGAGAATTAGGAACTGGTAAATCTCGTTTAGAGGTTGCATCTGAATTAGGAATACAATTTGATATATGTCCTAAGTTAGAAGTTCAACATGGAATAGAAGCAGTTAGAAATACATTAGACCAATGTTGGTTTGATCGTAACCGCTGTAAGGCTGGTATTGAATGTTTGCGACAATACCGAAAAGAGTTTGATGATCGTATGCAGACATTTAAAAACAAACCTCTACATGATTGGAGTTCACATGGAGCTGACGCATTTCGTTACGGTTGTGCGATTGATCCTGGAACTGCCAGTGTATGGACAAGAGAAATAAATATTGATACAAGGTATATAGTTTAACATGGCAAAAGGCAAAGCACTTACAGACATAGAAGTCGGCTCAATAGTTAGCTCAGAGATAAAAGCATCTTTAGGTTACATTGGTTCAGACATAACTGAACAAAGACAAAAATCACTAGAATATTATTTTGGTGAACCTTTTGGTAATGAACAAGAAGGTCGTTCACAAGTAGTTTCTACTGATGTGTCTGATGTTATTGAGTCTATCTTACCGACACTGTTAAGAACTTTTGCTGCTAGCGATGAAATTGTTAAGTGTGAACCTGTTACTGCAGAAGACGAAGAAGTTGCAAAACAAGCTAGTGATTATTTAAACTACGTATTCAACAAAGATAACGATGGCTTTATAACCCTCTACACTTTATTTAAAGATGCACTGATACAAAAAAACGGTATTGCAAAAATCTATTGGGACACCTCAAAAAAACGTGAACGTGAGTCTTATGAAAAGCTAAGTGAAGATGAATACACGATGCTGCTTGATGAAAATGGTGTAAAAGTAAAAGAGCATACAGAGTACGAAGATGAAAAAGCAACCAAAGAAAAAGAAAATATTCTAAAACAAATAGAAGAGTCTGGTCAACCTGTTGACCCTATGACGTTGGAACAGATAAACAACACACCAATACCTACGTTGCATGATGTAGTTATTGAAAGAGAAGAAGATTTTGGTAAAGTAAAAATAGAAGCAATACCACCAGAAGAATTTTTAATTGAACGTAGAGCTAAAAGTATACAAGACGCAAACTTTGTTGCACACAGAACTACAGTTACAAGAACGCAATTAGTAGAAGCTGGATTTGATAGCGATAAAGTTTATAGTTTACCTGCTGACTCACAAGATAGATACAATGAAGAAAAAATTACACGTTATAGAAATTTAGATCACGACTATAACAGTGATGCTGGCGAAGCTAGTACAGATGAAATATCTATTTTTGAATGTTACATTCGTCTTGACGAAGAAGGCGATGGTGTTGCCAAGTTAAGAAAAATTACTTTAGCTGGTGCTGAAGGCTACACAATATTAGACGATGAACTGTGTGACAGTATCCCTTTTGTTTCTGTTACACCTATAATGGTTCCACACAGATTTTA